AACCATCTCTTTCAGCAGAAGCACGCGACTTGCTACTTGGATACCCAATTTACGAAAACCCAGCAATGGCAACAGCAGCATCAGCAGTTCGTCCAGTTATATTCGGTAACTTGCCTTCATATTATGTAAGACAAGTTGGCGGAATTAAACTAGACCGTTCTGATGATTTTGCTTTCAACACAGACCTTGTAACTTTTAGAGCTACATTCCGTGTTGATGGTAACTTGGTTCAAACAAGTCACGTTAAATACTACAAATCAAGCAACTCCTAAACCGAGTCTGATTTGAAAAAAGTTCTGGGACACGGAGCGCAGGCCGTGTCCTAGACATAACTCGTCTCCCATCTGTAATAAGGTGGGGGACAACCTGCGTTCTTATGGAGTCCTTGCGTGAATCGTGAACAAAAAAGATTATTAGCAAAACAAAATAAAAATCAAAATGTACAAAATGTTATACAACACCCAAGACGTATTCTTTGGGTTTCTAATGCACCTTGGGCTTCAACTGGTTACGGACAACAAACTGCTCAAGTAATTCCCAGATTTAAGAAAGATAATAACGATGTTGCCATCGTTGCAAATTATGGTTTAGAAGCATCAACAACAACTTGGAACACACCTTATGGTTCTGTTCCTATTTATCCTCGCGGTATGGAGCAATGGTCTAATGATGTGATTCCAGCTCATATGCACGATTGGACTACGCGGGATAAAGAAGCTGAACATTTATTGATGACTTTATTTGATGTTTGGGTTTTTCGTGGAGAAAAATGGGCTGAATGGCCTGTTGCCTCTTGGACACCGGTAGACCACGTACCAGCACCCCCAGATGTTTCCGCTTGGTGTAGACAACCAAATGTTTACCCAATCGCAATGAGTAAATTTGGTAAAGCAATGTTTGAAAATGTGGGAATTGAATCTTGGTATGTTCCTCACGGTATAGAAAAAGTTTTTAAACCAACTTATAAAATAAACATTTCTGAAAATGATTCTATTGACACTAAAGAATTTATGAAAATTCCTAATGACCGATTTGTTGTCGGTATGAACGCAGCGAATAAAGGTATTATGCCTAACCGTAAAGCTTTTGGTGAAAACCTTTTAGCGTTTTCAATGTTTGCTCAAAAATACGATGACGCAATTTTGTATATACATACTGACGCTTCCGGTTCTATGGGTGGAATTAAACTAATGGATTTGATTATTTCTGTTGGTATCCCAGTTGAAAAAGTATTTTTTCCTGACCCATATTTGTTGAGAACAGGTTTAAGTCAGGAAACAATGGCAGCTATTTATTCTCAGATGAATGTTTTGCTTGCAACCAGTTATGGCGAAGGATTCGGAGTTCCTACCGTTGAAGCTGCTGCGTGCGGTGTTCCTGTTATTGTGTCCGATTTTGCCGCAAGTACAGAATTATGCGGGGATGGTTGGAAAATTGGTGGGCAACCTCTTTGGGATGCTCCACAAAAAGCTTTCTTTCACGTTCCTAATATTGATGAAATTGTTGAAGCTCTAGTTCAGTCGTATAACAGACCGCGTGGGCCTTCACAGAAAGCAATTGATTTCGCTAAACAATATGATGCTGATTTGGTTTATGAAACTCAATGGAAACCAACTTTGGACAGCATATTTAGCAGGGTGGCTTCAAATAGGCTTAAAAAGCCCTCAGAGCCAAAATAAGGCTATTTTGAACTCAAGAGGTACTCAGATGGTAGGTCAAGTATGAAAGTTGTTATCACAGGCGTAGGTGGTTTTTTAGGAAGTCACCTAGCTGAAACCTACTTAGCTAGAGGTTGGCAAGTAACAGGAATTGATAACTTCATTGGTGGGTACAAAGACAATGTTCCCAACGGAGTTGAACTCATTGAAACGGATTTACTTGACCTGGAATCATTAAAAGACCCTTTTGCAAATGCTGATTTAGTTATACACGCAGCTTGCACAGCTTATGAGGGTTTATCTGTTTTTAGTCCAAGTTTGATAGTCGCAAATACAGTTCAAGCTACAACTAATGCTTTGACAGCAGCTATCCAAAATAATGTTAAAAAGTTTATTTATCTTTCATCAATGGCACGTTATGGTGACAAAAACGGTGAAATGTTTACAGAAGTTATGACACCTAATCCTCAAGACCCTTATGGGATTGCAAAATACGCTTCTGAACTGTTAGTTAAAAATCTTTGTGAAACTCACGGACTTGATTGGGTAATCCTTGTTCCACACAACATTATTGGACCAAGACAAAAATATGACGACCCATACAGAAATGTTGCATCTATTTTTATTAACAGAATGTTGCAAGGAAAACAACCAATAATTTATGGTGAAGGTAAATCTATGCGTTGCTTTTCCTTCATTCAAGATGTTTTAAATCCTTTAATGATTGCCTGCGAATCACCTGACGCTGTTAGCCAGGTTATTAACATTGGACCAGATGAAGAACACATAACTATTTATGAATTAGCTTTAAAAATTGCTGAAATCCTTGAATTTGAACTCGACCCAATTTTTATGCCTGGCAGACCCCAAGAAGTTTTGATTGCGTTATGTAGTTCAGACAAAGCAAGGAATCTTTTAGGGTATAAAACTGAAACTGATTTAACTTCGGGTTTAAAACAACTTGTTGAATATATTAAAGCTCGCGGGATTAAACCTTTTAGTTACCACTTACCTTTAGAGATTGTTTCTGAGAAAACACCTAAAACTTGGTCACAGAGGCTTATGTGAAAACTTTGCAAGAGATTTATCCAAATTTTCAAGACAATGACGGTTGGGGCGATAAGGGAACAGCTCACTCATATATAGATGTTTATGCCGAGCATTTGACTAAAAGATTTGGTGTGAACTTTTTAGAGATAGGAGTTCAACTAGGCCACTCAATAGCTATGTGGCAAGACTATTTTATGGAAAGCCAAGTTTACGGAATAGATGTGACTTTATCCAATGTTATTTTTGATAACTTAGAAAACGTTTACGTTTGTGACGCAACTGTTCAAGAACAAGTTGATTCTTGTTTTCAGGGCAAATCATTTGATTACATTATTGATGATGGAAGCCATAGGGTTTCTGAGCAGGTCAAAAGCTTGGCAATCTTTTACCCATATTTAAAAAAAAACGGCAAATATTTTATTGAGGATGTTAATGGTGATAACAGTTTGAACTCTATAAAAAACTATTTACTAAAAAATAATATCAATTTTCAAATCTATGACCTCAGAGATATAAAAAAAAGATATGACGATATTTTGATTGTTATAACAAAGGGGACTAAATGATTCCAGTAATGGTTGTTCCAATAATTAACGGCTACAACTACTTAGACCGAATGATGGAAACTATAAATTATCCGATTCAAAATTTGGTCATTATCGATAACGGTGCTTCAAAGAATGATTGGTCTCCAACTTGGAATCAATGGGTTTCAAAGGTGTGGCATCTGAAGTTCCCATCAAACCTTGGTGTCCCTGGTTCTTGGAATCTTGGAATCAAATCTTTACCTATGTCTGACTATTGGTTAATTGTTAATGCTGATGTTGAGTGGGCTGAGGATTCTTTAAAAATGTTTGCCGAGGAATCATCACCCGATAAAATTGTTTTATCTAGTGCTGGGGCTTCTTGGTGTGCTTTTAGCATCGGCTGGAAGGTTGTTGAGAAGGTTGGATTATTTGATGAAAACTTTTACCCAATCTACTTTGAGGACAACGATTATCAACACCGAGCCGAGTTGCAAAATATTGAGATAGTTCAATCCTTTATCCCAGTAGCTCACGTAAATTCTGTGTCAATCAAAAACGGTTATGCTGAAAAAAATAATGCAACGTTCCCCGATAATCAAGAGTATTGGAATTACAAAAAGGCAAACAATTTAACCTCTGAGACTCCTTGGAATATACGTAGAATTAGGCGCAACTCTTGGGATTAAATTGCAATAGACTAAGGGCTAAGACTTAGGAGTTATTTTGGCTATCACAAACGGCTATGCCTCACTTGTAGAAGTGAAGGCTGCCCTACGCATTACTGACACAGTTGATGACACATTGCTGGAAATGGCAGTTGAATCAGCTTCCAGACTTATCGATGGTCACGCTGGTCGAATATTTTATTCATCAGGAACAGCTACAAGATATTACGTAGCTCAAGACGATTTTGTTGTTGAAGTTGATGATTTAGCTAATGGCACGGTTACTGTAACAACAGCTCAAGACGCAGATGGTGTTTTCGACACCGTTTGGAAAACAGGTGACTTACAACTTGAACCCCTAAATGGTGTTTTAGATGGCATTGCCTGGCCATATACAAGTATCAGAGCAGTTGGAGACTATCTGTGGCCAATAACAGGTGGAGAAGCTTTAATCAAAGTTCAAGGAACTTTTGGTTGGACAGCTACACCAATAGCTATCAAACAAGCTTGCGTAATTCAAGCTTCAAGAATATTTAAACGTTTAGACAGTCCCCTTGGGGTTGCCGGATTTGGCGACCTGGGCGCTATTAGGGTAACTAGAGACCTTGACCCAGACGTAGCTCAACTTGTTGCACCTTACAAACGAATGAGAAGCATAATTTAATGGCTTCAATAAGTTCAATAAGAACAGGACTAGCTACAAGACTAGGAACAATATCTGGTTTAAGAACTTCAGCTTTTATGCCAGACAACCCAAATCCACCTATAGCTGTTGTTATGCCTTCAAGCGTTTCATACGATGAAACTTTTAGAAAAGGTATGCAAACCTACGTTTTTAATGTTTTAGTAATTGTAGGTCGAGTAGACGAAAGAACCGCTCAACTTAATCTTGATGGATATGTGTCCAGCACAGGTTCATCTAGCATCAAACTAGCAATCGAAGGCGATAAAACTCTTGGCGGAATAGTTTTCGATACAAGAGTTAGTGAGATGAGAAATTACGGACAACTGGCTGTTTCTGAGGTAACATATCTAACAGCAGAGTTTACAATTCTTTGCTACGCAGACTAGGAGCAATACACAAATGGCAAAATTTGCAGCGAATGACTACAAGGTCACTATTAACGGAACTGATTTCTCAACTTCCCTAAATAGTGTTGAATTATCGGAAGAAGCAGACGAATTAGAAACTACCGCTTTTGGTTCAAATTGGAGAACTAGAATCGGTGGATTAAAACAAGCATCATTAACATTAAACTTTATGCAAGATTTTGCAGCAGGTTCAGTTGATGCAACACTTAACCCATTGCTAGGCTCAATCGCAACTGTTGTGATTTTGCCAAGTGGAACTGTTGCAGGTACAGCTAACCCAAGCTACACAATGACAGCATTAGTTACCCAATACTCACCATTTGCAAGCTCAGTTGGCGATATAGCCACTCTAAGCGTGACCTGGCCAGTAACCGGTACAGTAACTAGAGCAACCGCTTAATCTAAGGAAACAAATGAAAATCAATCTGCGCGTGAATTACAACGATGGTAATTCAAAAGAAGTAGTTTGTTCAGCAAGAGACCTAGTTGCGTTTGAGGAAAAATTTAGCAGGTCAGTAGCAAAACTTGAAGCCGAGTTTAAACTTACTGACTTGCTTTTCCTTGCGTGGCATAGTGAAAAAAGAACTAATGCAACTAAAAAAGAATTTGACAATTGGTTAGACGAAGTTGATGAAATTGGTGTAAGCGAGAACGACCCAAAATAATTCCGCTCGGAGAAAACTCTGAGCATTGGTATATTGCTTACTTAGCTTGCGAAACCGGAATAGCTCCCTCTTTGCTTTTACAGGAGTCTGACCGTATGATTTTCACAATGGGAATGTACCTGCGTTGGAGAGCATCCGAACAAAACAAGAGGTAAATCGTGTCTATCGGAATTTCAACAAAAGTTCGTGGATTACGTGAAACCCTAATTGAACTACGAAATTTAGATAAAACTTTGTACGACCAATTGAACTCAGATATTAAAAATGCAGCTTTACCTTTTGCTAACGCCATCAGAAACGCTTTACCGGCTACTGCGCCTTTAACAGGTTTTAACCATAACGGGGCAACAGCTTTTAAACCATCAGAAAATAAAACAGAAGTTAAAACTGGTAAGAAAAAACCACGCGGAAAAGAAGCTGTGGCTTTATTAAAGGTTGTTGTTAAAGGAGCTGGTTTATCTATTGCAGATATGGCTGGCCACAACAACTCAAGCTATTCACCTAAAGCCAGGTCTAAACCTTCAGCTAAAAGACCAACAGGTTATCGAATTAACGGTCAAGGTGCAGCGTTAGAAAGTAATTTGCGTAGAAAATCTAAGGCTTCAAGATATGTTTGGCCTGCCGCTTTGAAAAATCAGAATTTGATTGATAATAGTATTGAACGTTCTTTGCAAGAAGCCTCAGCGAAGGTCAATAGGAATCTTTTGGTGGTCAAGTAATGGCAATTATTGTCCCGATTCTGACTCAATTTGATGACTCAGGTATCAACAAAGCTATTAGAGAATTTGAAAGAGCTAAAGGTGCTATAGATAAATTTAGTGCTGTAGGTAGTGGTTTTAAAGCTGTTGGAACAAGCTTGACACAAAATTTGACTCTTCCTATTGCCGGTGTAGTTACCGCTTTAGGTTTAATGGTTCGCGGTGCTATTGATGCTGAATCATCTCAAGCTAGGTTAAAGAAGTTACTTACTAACACTTCAGGGGCAACAAAGTCTGAAATTGATTTACTTATAAAACAAGCTTCAGCTCTTGAAAAAGTTGGAGTTGCTTCAAAGAACAACATTATTACCACAATGTCTCAGTTAGCTACTTTTGATTTGTCAGGTAGCACAATTTCAAAACTGACTCCAGCTATCTTGGACTATGTTCTAGCTGAAAAAGGTGCAGCAGCTACCTCAGATGACTTTAAGTCGATGACCAACGGTTTAGCTCAAGCTCTAAATGGCCAGTTTGGTTCGCTATCAAGA